TATAACATGTATCGGGGGATTAGCAATCCCCTGCATTAAACCTAACTCTGCCAATCCTCCAAATGCCGTGTGGTTGTGAATCTAAATCAATTCTCTTTGATAAGTGCCCCACTGGATCTTATCTCAAGTCTTGAACCACGGCAATAGGGTCTGGGAGGACTTGAACCTCCGACACAATTTCCTCTACCAACTGAGTTACAGACCCAATATATTCTATTTTATAGGTTCTTGGGTACAATCGTCAACCCATGGAGCACATAACCTTATTTCACCACCAAGTAATCTTTGAGCTTCAGAGTTATCTGGAGCTTTCTCAATCAACCGTGGCAAAGGTATCCTAGGTGGATCTGAGGATCCTGTCAAGCGTTCGTAATCAGCAATGGCCTTATCAACATCCCTCTTAGTTCTCCTTTCCACCACAGCGGGGTCCTGGAGCAGGACATCGTTGATTATGGTCTGTGGGAAGAACGTCCTCTGTGCCTCGTCTAGGAGGTCCCAGAGGCGCTCCTGGGACGCTCCAGTGCATTGGGAGAGGGTTGCTACGATACCACTGAGTATGACGCTTATAAGGATTATCTGCTTCTTATCTGGTTTCTTCTTACCGAAGTTAAAATTAAACATAAAAAAAGAGGAGTAGCAACCACTCCCCTCTATTTATTATTCAGTTGTATATATTTTGTTTTATCAAATTTCTACCGTAATCATTCTGTTGGCATATTCATGTGCATAATGTGTACGGGCACCATGAATACCCCAACCAATCCAACTGTACGCATAGTTCATGTAGCGATCGATAGACTTACCAGGAGTTTTCATCCTGTCTTCGATACGTTGCCACTGAACTTCATTTGTTAGATAGCGAAGTTGCGTGTGAAGTGATGAAGGATTACCCTCATACTTCTTTGCAAAATCACCCAATCCATAATAACGATTGGCAGAAGTCCATTGGATTAACCCATAACCACGACCGCAGCCGCTGTAATGAGTTCTCCAACCACCCTCACAGATATTAGGCACGAATCCAGATTCCTGCTTAATGTTACCCATGATGGTAGCTAGGGCGTTTCTGTCTTTAATACCACGATCCTGGAAAAATGCCAGGGTAGCATTCTCATGTTCATTACACCCTTTACAAATTAGCCTTAACTCTTTTGGCTTTTCGGGAGCAACCTCTTTGGTCGCTGTCTTCTTTTCATCTACAGGATTATAATCTTTAATCAGATCAATAACTGGAGGAGGTCCAGACATCTTGTAGTTGACGAATGGCAGTGTTGCCGCATTGGTTGTAACCGTTGCCAGAAGAGGCAGGGCTACTGAAAGGAATTGTTGCACTAAAATTAATTGAACTCTACATCCGTATAGAGAAAGGGGTATACCCTCTTCTCAGAGGGCAATCTCCACGGCTCTAAATCAAATCAATATCTCATAATATGAAACCCACCTTTATAGGGTGGGTTTTAAGCATTATAAGTTTTTATTTAGATTTTGTCAATCTTCTGGTTCTAGAGAAACGATCTCAAGTTCATCACTTTCAGGTTCAATCCATTCATAAAATTCAGCAAGAATGGCACGAGCATCCTCTTTAAGTACACTTTTATCTGCAGCACGGTCAATAGACCATTCACGAATATGTGCAACGATGTCTTCAGTCGTTGTTGCCATAATAATCTTTTCGGAAATACCTGTTGAGGATGTTGCTATTGTACCAAGCTGGGGTTCCGTCGTCAAGGGCTTCCGTAAGGACATTGTTGGTGAAGAGTCGTCTGGTCTCCTCAAAGTTTGTTTTGCCCTTTGTTTTATGTAGTGATAGGATAGTTCGACTAAAATTTTCTCTGCCAAATTTAATAATGTCTTCTTTAAGTTCCGGACAAGACCCATAATAATTCTTCCAATCAGATTCAGATTTTACTTTACGCTTTTTTCCTTTTGGTGTACGAAACGACCAGAAGTATTTTCTTCCAATGTATTTTCTACCGTTTTGAAGATTTGCAATGAGATAGACAAAACCGAAGTTATTGTCAATATTCTCAGATAAAAAAGGGGTTCCTTTAAAATACCAGGGGTTTTCATAGTCAATATCTATACTCATCAATTATATCAAGGACTTCGTTTAGATATTTATTGGCAAGGCCTTTCATATCCATTTCTGGGCGAATGTGATCTTTATAAAGTTTGTCTTTTAATTTTAATACACGAACTTTCAATTCGTCTTTATTGATTTGATTTTTAGGCATAAAAAAGGGGAGATTGCTCTCCCCTATCTATTCAACATCATTTAACCATTCTTTACAATAGTCATAATCCCCAAACATAAACTCATCACATTCTGCTGCTTGTCTATAAGCATTCAGAATTTCCTCTTCGCACCATTCGTCATAATTGGAATCCTGCGAAAGTATTTTTGGTAACATCCTGTTTAATTCCACCAACTACATATGATTCTACCTCAGTTTCCTGGGGAGCAACCTGAAGACCTTTGGAAGAAATCCAGTGCTGAGTCCAAGGAAGTGGGTTATTGTTTGCTGCAATATCGTATTGGGGCTTTAACCCAATTGCTTTAAGTCTTCTGTTTGCGATCCACTCTACGTATTGTTGAAGAAGTTTATCGTTCAGTCCAATCATGCTGCCATCTTTGAACAGATAATCCGCCCATCTTTTTTCTTCATTTACAGCACGATCAAACATTTTATACGTCCACTCTTCTTCTTCTTTCATAATCTGCTTCATCTCCGGATCATCACCATCACGCCATTTATTCAGAATGTTCTGAGTAATGGCTAGGTGTTGGTTTTCGTCTCTTGCGATGAGACTAATGATTTTAGCGGATCCTTCCATAAGCTTAAGTTCGCCAAAGGCGAAACTACAAGCAAAACTAACGTAGAAGCGAATACCTTCAAGAATGTTAACGTTTGCGACTGCTCGATAGAGTTTTCGTTTAACGTCATTAAGCGTTTCCTTTGCGTATGTTACTCCTTCAAGATTGTGTAACCAAGTGTCGGATACACCATACTGTTGTGATGATTGAATAAAGTCATCATATGATTCTGTAACGCTCTTAGCACGTTCCAGAATACGCTCATCAGTAACAATCTTATCAAATACCTCAGAGGGATCTGAATACACGTTTTTAATGATGTATGTGTATGAACGACTATGAATCATCTCCATAAATCCCCATACTTCCATACATGCTTCCAACTCAGGAAGAGAACAATATGGAATAAATGCCATTCCAGGCCCACGACCCTGAATAGAATCCAACATGATCTGATACTTCAAATTAGAAGTATAGATATGTTTCTGTTCGGGTCGAAGTGTTTGATAATCTCCACGATCCTTCTGGAGAGACACCTCTTCAGGTCTCCAGAAGTATCCAAGTTGCTGAGTGGTTAGTTTATCAAATACAGGATATTTGTATGAATCATATCTCTGAACCCCTAATGGTTTACCAAAGAACATTGGTTGTTTTTTAGTATTCACTTGTTCAGTATTAAAAACTGTCATTCCTTTGACTTTGGTGGAATTTTCAACTGAAGAAATTTTAAACTGCACAGGATTCACACTCTCCCTCCTCTACTGAACTTAACTCACTTAGCAAATCTTGAAGATTGGGCTTCTCTTCTTCTACCTCATCAGTTTTTAGATCATGTGTGTTTTGGTAGTAAGAAGTTTTCCACCCGTACTTGTATGTAGTCAAAAAGTCTTGTGCCATGACGGACACTGGAACCTCATTGTCTGGATAGTTTTCTGGATTGTAACTCCAGTTACCAGAAATTGCTTGATCGAAGAACTTTTGCATTACAGCAACAACATTAACATAACCACGATTGGACTCCATATCCCAAAGAAGTGTGTAATTGTTCTTAAGAGTGTGATATTGGGGAACAATTTGCTTGAGAGGGCCTTTTTTGGATTTCTTAACGGACAAGAATCCTCTAGGAGGTTCGATTCCATTGGTTGCGTTTGACACAACGGAACTGCTCTCCGAAGGCATTTGTGCGGACAGTGTGCTGTGTCGGAGACCGTGCTCCAAGATAGATGCTCTAAGATCTTCCCAATCATGTTCTAATCCAATAGAAGTGATTTCATCAACATCTTGCTTATAAGTATCAATTGGAAGAATACCATCAGCATACTTAGTGCGGCCGAAGTATTCACAATGCCCTTTCTCTTTAGCAAGTTGATTGGATGCTTTCAGAAGATAATATTGGAAGGATTCAGAGAGACCGTGAACTGCATCCCATGCTTCTTGAGAATCATAATTGTATCCAAGTTTTGCCAAATAGTGGGCGAGACCAATAAACCCTATACCAAGTGAACGACGCGCCTTGGTGGCGATTTCTGCTGCCTTTACGGGGTATTTTTGATAGTCAATTAACTCATCCAAACCACGAACAGAAAGGTCACAGAGTTCTTCCAGTTCATCATCAGACTTAACCTTACCCACATTAATAGCAGAAAGAATACACAGAGCAATCTCTCCTACTTCATCATCAATATGCTGAAGTGGATCTGTTGGAAGAGTAATCTCTTGGCAGAGGTTACTCATGTTTACTTTGTCCTTGAATGAGGAGTGTGAGTTGCAGTGGTCGATATTCATGATGTAGACGCGACCAGTTTCTGCACGTTCCTTGAGAAGGTTAAGAATGAGTTCTTGTGCCTTAATAGTCTTTTTCGGAATGGTCGAATCCTTTTCGTATGCACGGTAGAGATCATCAAAACCAGAGAGTCCAAAGCGATCATACAGTCCAGGTACATCATGGGGAGAGAAAAGCGTGATCTCACCATCCTGAATGAATCTCTCATAGAAGAGTTTACTGATCTGAATGCTGTAATCAAGTTTGCGAACTCGATTGTCTTCAGTGCCCTTGTTGTTCTTCAGGACGATGATGTCTTCGATTTCTTGGTGCCAAATGGGGAAGTGAACCGTAGCTGATCCACCTCTAATGCCATTTTGAGTACAGCATCGGACAGTCGCTTCAAACTTCTTGAGGAACGGAACAACACCTGTGTGCTGAACTTCTCCGCCTCTGATTTTAGCGTTGATGCCCCTGATGCGACCTGCGTTGATACCGATACCCGCCCTTTGTGCAACATATCTGCCAATAGCCATATCGCTAGTAAAGATACTATCGAGGGTGTCATCAACATCAACAAGCACACAGCTAGCGAATTGTCTAAGTGGCGTTCGCACTCCTGCCATGATTGGCGTTGGGATGTTGATTTTGTGCTTTGAGATTGCGTCATAGTACCTCTTGACATACGACATTCTGGTTTCTTTGGGATACTCTGCAAAGATAGTCAAAGCAATCATCATGTACATGAACTGTGGGGTTTCATATACACCACCACCACTTCTATCCTGCACTAGATACTTATCAACAACTTGACGAAGACCTGCATAAGTAAACAGAAAATCACGATCATGATCTAAGTATGAATTAGCCTTGTCAATTTCCTCTTTAGAATATTTGTTAAAAATATCATTATCATAAACCTCTTGGTTAACACACACATAAATGTGTTGCTCCAAGTGTGGCAGTTCCTTCATCTTCCCATAGAGAGATTTCCTAAGAGAAAACAACAGAAGTCTGGCCGCAACATATTGATAATTTGGATGATCTAAATCAATCAAGTCTGATGCAGAACGAATCAGAATTTCTTGAATTTCTGCAGTTGTAATTCCATTGTAAAATTGAATGCCAGACTTCATCTCAACTTGACTTGCAGAGACACCTGCAAGACCCCTACATGCCTCTTCAACCATCAAATGCATCTTGTCTAGGTCGAGAGACTCAATTCGCCCATCACGCTTTTTAACTTTGGTGCCGTTACTCATATTTTCTTCCAGGTAGTAAATTTAAGTTTTGCTTCTAATCCAGAATATGTGTTTAATTCTATCACTTCTTGAACTTTAAGTCCAGACAAAACCATATCGTTAATGTCTTTCTCTTTTATACTAGAGGGCCAGATGACGATTCTTTCTCCCCTATCAATAGTGCGACTGATTCTTGCTGTAATTTCTGCATTTCGTGGTTCGTTATCATAAATCCAAACAGGATTGCTAATCCCCCAGTTACTAATATCAGCATCAGCTCCGCACATAGCAATCGCGTTGCGAATGAATGTCGAGTCAAAGGGTCCCTCCGTGATGTATACAGTTTTATTTTTTTCAATTTCATCGAGACCATAGATTTTTGGTGCATCATCGCTAAGCATTACAGTAATGTATTTAATCTTGCTGAAACCAAGTGATCTACCTTGAAATCCAACAAGGGTATTTTGATAGAACAAAGGGATAATGATCCTAGGTTCATCTTTGGTTGTATCGTCGAAGACTTTTTTTAGTGAATTAGCCCACGATTTAAATTTATCCGTGTAATAAAATTTATCCGGATTTAATTTTCTATCTTCAAGATATTTTCTTGCGGCAGGATTTTCCGATGCTTTTGGTAGATCTAATTTTTGTTTAAACTTTGGCACTTCAAAGTTAAAAACTGGCTCTTCAGTAGTAAAGTTTCTACCAGTCTTTCCATCCTTAAATTTCTCAAATGTATACTGTTTATAGATAACAGAATCTATTTGCTTGAGAAAATTATTGAATGAAATATTAACTCCACAGTTATGACACTTGAAGTTTGTATTGTTCTTTACTTGATACAAGTATCCTCTTGCTTTATTCCTGTTCTTCTGCGAATCTCCGCAAATAGGACACCTAAAGTTGTAAAGATTACTTTTTACTTTTTTAAACTTTTGGAATCGAGAAGAAATCAAATTGATGTATTTAACATCAACAAAATCCATAATTAAACCTTAAAGTTTCTCTGACCTATTATAGAACTCTGTGCCTCTGGTGTCAAGACTTTTGAAACTTGGGGATTATTCATTAGAAAAGTAATGCAAGCAATAGCACCTATTGCCATCCAGACACGCTTTTCTATGTTCTGTACTCTTGACACAATGCTGTCATAATCCCTGTCAACTTTATCACGGAGTTTGTCAATTTTAGCAAAGAGTATGTTGTCAATTTCTTCTTGCTTGGTAATCCTTTCTTCATGTACCGCGAGCATCTTACTCACGTTACTATTTACTTCACTAAGCTTTTCAATTGCATTATCAATCTTTATGATAATGTCTTTTACATCTTCGATCTTTTGTTCTAATAAGGCAACTTTAATTTCTTCTGCCATTGGAGGACTTGAGGTAATCTATCCAGGGTTTTCTCTTTCCTTTCATATATCTCTTTTTGACTCTACCTAATGTAGGATCAAATCCCGCAACTGGCCCCTTTGGATCAGCGGAACTGCCAAATCCATTTTGAGCTCCTGGTGCATTAGCGACCATTTGCTCTTTTATCATTTGTATGATTCGATCAAGTGTTTTCTTTTCCATTGTAAACCTGCTGAAGTTGCGATAAACAATTTATATCAATCGCAATATCATGAATATAACATTTTGGATATGGAGATAATTTATTCAAAAACACAATGAAAGTTTTCATTGTAGACCAAAGATCTTCTTCAATTTTATAAAAAAGCATTGGCGTAGTTGCCTCACCAAAGATATTATAAAGAACTATAAAGTGATTAATCAACAGATGAGTTTTTAATTCACCTGTTGATTTATATCGTCTCAGCAATCTTTTGATATATTTAAAGTAATTAAGATCTTTTTCAAAATCTTCCTTTGTTACCGCTTGAGGATTTTCATAATTTTTAATAGCAAAAAGAAGAAAATTCTTCTCATTCAACTCATCAAAGATCATACATCAATCAAGCTCTAACTGAAAGAACTGTAGTTCCCAGACCCAATGGGTATGTGTCTGAAGTTGTGTTTGTGATCGTTCCAGCACCACCAACCTGACGGATGATGTCAGAAGTGAAGGAACTCGTTACACCTGATCCACTTGACATGTCAGTAATAACGCCAACAAATCCTGTTGAAAGATCAATGAGTAGATTTGTCTGTGCTGTTACTCTGCTGAATGTAACGGCAGTTCCTGCAGAAATACCAGTTGCTGAAGTAGAAGCAGTAGAAACTGTAACTGTTGTAGTTCCAACAGATACAATGCTTCCATTAGAGATACCACCGACAGTGATAGAATCACCAACAGATACTCTCTTCAGTCCAGCGCCAGGAATATTTTCTACAGTTTGAACGAATGCAGATACAGGAATGATTGTTGCACCAATCGCAACTGTTTGACCGGTAGAAACTGTTGTTGTTAAGAAGTTAACATTTGCACTCAGAACAGTGCTTGGTGCAGTAAAGGCAAAAGCTACACGGTTAGTAATCTGACCATTAAACCCAGTTCTAATAAACAGTCCTTCGTTTGTGTAAACGGGAATTTCTGCAGAAGAGCTTACAGATGCAGCAGTGGCAACAATCGCTGTTGACTCATTTGCATTGTTAGCATCAAATGCTCTAATTCTAACTGTTGCACCAGCAGAAACATAAACAGTTTCGTTGAAGCAAAGATGTACTTCACCTGTTGTTGCAGTTGAAATAAAGTTTGTTGAACCACCGCCAACAGAAATTGGATTTCCATTGTTAGGATCTTTGAAGAAAACTGCAACAGGAGTTGCAAGTCCCAAACCAGTTTCGTTTGCACCCGTGGCACCAGAACCAGTGTTCAATCCAGCTACAGGAACATGTACCTCATCAAAGAATGCTGTAGACAGTCCAGAATAAACATTATCCTGATAATGACGATATACCCATCCTCTGTTATCTGCAAAGAAATTATGAGGAGTGTTAGTAATATCTACACCAGTAAACTGTGTCGATCCTGAGGTATACTTAGGAATTGCGTAATTATTATCCGCTGTTTCAGTGGTGGTTGAAATGCCCCAGAGTGCCATTCTTTTTACCCTAACTAAATTTATTTGCTAAGAATATTTATAAAAAAAGGAGATCTTACTTTTGATCCCCTTTGCGTAAAACTACTTTTAAAAAGTGAGTTGTTAGATCAAGTAATCCATTCTCTTCAAATCTTTTTGTTTTAGCCAACCACTCAGAAGCAGTTAGTAATAGACCTAAAGCAATGGTTACTCCCCAGTTAGTTATAAAGCAAGTGATCATGATGCAGGTTCTTGTTGCTTAAAGAGAAGTTCTTTAACAACTTTAAGAATTTCATTATCAATACTGTTATCTGTAGAATCTACATATTTCTCAAGAAGAGAGATAACAAGATTCTTAACTGCTGGATGTGTAGCAATCTGTAGAAGAATTGGTTTTACAACCGCTACTACTGCGCCCATGATGTCCTCCGTGTGAGAGTATCCTGGGCTATTTAGAGAAAAGAGTCCTCAGTAGACTCCTTTTCTTGCAGCAGAAAGTCTCACAGTCAAATCTTTGATTTTTTGCATCTGAATTCTCTTTCTTTGCTGCTCCATCTTTTTATCATCAACTTGAGAAGTTGATGGTGGCATTACAGTTTCATCATCCATCTGTTCGCCCAGTTTGCGTCCACCACGACGAGCAGTAAGAACAGCAGCAATAGCAGCCTTTCTTCTCTCTTCCTTGGTTCTACCTGCTAACTGAGGAGACTTGGAAGCATAGAAGTCTTTGATTGCTGCTCCCATATCAGTCTTAGCAGTAATCTTTTCATCAATCTGATTCACTTCTTCTTTATTCATTTTCTTTTTTTGCCAAGAATCAAGTGCATCTACTGGACGATCACCCTTAGCAAGGACTTCTTTCTTATGTGCTTGGAATGCAGAAGCAGACTTTGCTCTATCTTCTTTTTCTTTTTTAGCAGCAGATGCTCTAGCAGCAACCTTTTCTTTAGCAATACGATCAAGTCTTTCTACAGAAGTTTCTTCACTTCTTACTGAAGCAAGAAGATCATCTAACTTACTAGACTTCTTTTTCTTAGCAGGTGCTTTTGCTTTTGGTGCTGCCTTTTTAGTCTTTGCTTTTGGAGGAGTAGTTGCACTTCCTTCCCAAGGGTCAGCAGGTTTTTCTGCTTTCTTTTTGGTAGGTGGAGTATAAGAACCACTGCTTACTTTTTCTTTAGTTCCTGCACCTGCACCACGATAGGTTGATGGTTTTCTTTCTGCTGCTTTTGGTGCTTCTTTCCCACCTTCCATTTTACGAGCAACACCTAATGCACCTTTAGCAACTTTTCTTGCACCACTTGCAACTGCAGATGCTGCTGCTTTTTTAGCACCACGAACTTTGGAAGAAAGTTTTTGTCTTGCAAGTCTACCAACTGCCTTGACTAAATTACCTCTTTTCTTTTCTCCAGTGGGAGTATCATGACCGAAGGTTACTTTTGCTTCGATTAGCGCATACTCAATTGCTTCTTCAATATCATCCTCACTGTAACCCTCTTCCAGAAGATCGCTGTAAACACTTTCGACAACAAAATCTACTTCGTCAATTTCAACCATTTCAATTAGGGTTCCGCCAAGTTCTTCAACAGCCTCTCCAAGTTTAATTCCGCCACCCATGGCAGAAGTTTTTACTTTATTAGTAACTTTCTTTTCTTTGATCTCTTTTTCAGATTCAACATCTGTCATCACTTCAGCAAGATCTTGTCTCCAGTTTGAGAAAGACTCCTTCATTTTTTCTTTTTTAATTGCCTTTCCAATTGCCTTACGACGCTTGTGAAGATACTTATCTGAACTGTCAGTGTCACCATCATTATCAATATCTGCGTCCTCTTGTCCTACTGGATCAAGTGCTTCCATTGCTGCCTTTCTCTTCGCAGCAGTTTTTGCCTTAAGTCTTTCTCTTGCTGCTTCCTGTTCGTCCTTAGGAATGGAGAACATATTACGATCTGTTTTAAGTTTTTCTGCAGGTTTTCCAGGAACTGCGGACTCAAAAACCTGCTCCAGATATACTCTGGAAATATCATTCAATGGATTAGGAGCAATAGACATCTTAATACTACTATTTCTTTACCTTATACTTATTTATGAATTCTTTGATATTTGATTGCTTATATCCACTATAAGGTTTTGCTCCTGGTTGAAGATTCATTTTATCTCCCTTTTCAAAACCAGGTGTCATATCAGCAGCATACTTGAAGTATCCACCAGTTCCAACAAGAGTATTTGGTTTCCCAGGTACTCTCATTTTTCTTTCAACTCTTTTCTCCTGATAGGCTTCTTTAAAATTCTTAGGAAGATTTTTTGCTTGAGGAATAAAGGCTCCATAAGGGCCCACTTTGGGATCTTCTTTATCTACAAATCCATCAATGTTATGATCTTTTCTATTAAGAGATTTCTTTACAAGTTTTTTTAGATTAATTGATGGAACTTCAATCTCTGCTTCCATCACATCACGGATCCAGGACTTAAACATATAATTCTCTTCAGTCACACAAATAAGATGATTAGTTCCTCTACGAATAATCTCACCAACTAATCCAGTATTTAAGTTTTCTACAATATCACCAATTCTAAAAATTTTATTATTTACATACTGATCTCTAAGTCCTTTTGGATCACACTTAGGAGCAATTTGCCAGAGTTCAGTCACTTCTTTTTTCTTTTTCTTTGCGCCCATTCCCTGACGAACTGCATCAAATAATGCTTGTGCGTCTCCATCATCAAGAGACTTAGGTGTTCCTCTACGGAATGATTCAAAGTCCCCATCAATAACAGCCTTTCTCATCTTGGATGCAGACATTCCCTCCACACCTTCAGCATCTGCATCACGAACTCCTGCAGAAATTACACGGATCAGATCAAAATTATAAAGGTCTCCATTATATTTTTGTGCTAAGTTTTCAAATTCTGCTTGGCGATCAGATCCAACAATAATATTGACGTTTGGATATCCTTCTTCCGAAGCCGCAACTAAAACATCGAAAATCGATTTCATCTCATCATCATTAATAATGTTTTCCTCAAAGTCTGGGAACATCTTTTTCATATAAGAAATCTTCATATCAGGATCAAGAGGATTCTTCTTTGGATCCTGAGTTCTTGAAGGATAGATCTTTAAATTTCCACCAGCAGATGCTTTTTTTGCTGCCTTTAAAAGTTTTTCGTGTCCTACTGTTGGTGGATTAAAGCGACCAAATGCGACAGTCAAGGTGTCACTATCTGTAGGTGCAGCTGCAGTTGAAGGTACTGTCTTCTTTTGTGCCTTTGGTGCTGGTTCTGGGGTTGCTTTTGCTTCTGGTTTTTCTGGTGCTGCTGATTTACCTACTGCACCTTTTGGTTGATCTTTTCCATCTTCTACTCTACCTCTATCATAAAATACTAATTTTCCTTTCTCAGTTTTCGCAACGAACTCTCCACGGCTATCCAACCAACCACCATGGCCATCACTCTTGAGGTTTAACTTCTTCGCTTGCATAGATGCTTGCGACTCAGTTGCCTCATTTAGAAATTGGAAAAAACTCTTCATATTGTTTAATCTTATACTTTTATTTATTAGAACTCTACAATCAGAGCATTTCTTGGAGGTTTCTTTACAGTAACTATTCTTCTTCCCTTATCACCTCTACTTGGAGATTTCCCCATTATTAATGGTAAACCTTTACTATCTTTTTCTTCTGCAACAAATGGTTGGTCAACTCTTCTTTTCCTTAAGCGAAGATATAAATCATTATCTTTTGCATACTTTTTTGCAGGATAAAATGAACCATTCAATCTCAAAGTTCCCGCCGAAAAAGTGTATTTAACATCCATAGGACCAATATACATGTAGTCAATTGGCCCTCCCATTTTTTTATTACCAACAACTATTTTTTCCTTTAAGTTATCACTAACTTTTCCATACATATCAGGGACATCCATCATTCCACTAATAAATCCTTTCTTTATATACTCATTCAATGCTGCGTTCAAAAACATTTTTGTAAGACCAGGAACAGCTAATTCAAGTCCTTCCAAACCACCACCAGCAATACTCGGAGCACTTTCACCTTTGTTTGAAACATTAAAAGTTGTTCTATCTGTAGTAATTATAACATCGGTATAAGGTTCTGTTCCTGCAGATGAACGACCTTCAAATTTTTCTGCAAACTTAACTCTCGGTATTCTTATTCCATTGGCACCAACAACAGTGAATGGTTTCCCCCCGTTTTTTCCAAACCCCATTCTTATTGCATCTATAAGACCTTGTTCCTGCCTTTCTGCCTTTTGTCCCGCCATTATACTAAAATACTATTTCAAGTATTTAGAAATGGAGATAAGGAGACTCGAACTCCTGACATCAGCCTTGCAAAGACCGCGCTCTACCAACTGAGCTATATCCCCAATGAAGACATTATAAAAC